GTACAAACCCGAATATTGCACTCAGGCTCAGAAGCTTTGTGCATTGGGGGCTACTGACGCCCAACTCGCAGATTTCTTTCAGGTGTCTGTCTCTACAGTCGCGCTGTGGAAGGTGGAGCACCAAGAGTTTTCGGATGCCCTAAGGGTTTCCAAGGATGAGGCGGATGACAAGGTAGAGCGAAGCCTTTACCAGCGTGCTATGGGATACGAGCATGATGAAGTTGATATCAGAGTGCTCAACGGCGAGATTGTGCAGACACAGATTCGCAAGTTCTACCCTCCCGATACGACCGCTGGCATCTTCTGGCTCAAGAACCGTCGCCCTGAGCGTTGGCGTGAACTGAAAGCTCTTGAGCTTGGTAACAAGGATGGTGAGCCGTTCAAGGTTGGCATCATGAACGAAGACGGGGGCCTGCTCTAATGTGGCGGATGGTCGCTGGCGGTCCTGCATGGCTTCTTTTGGAGGCTCAAAGGCAATGGGAGCAGCAACAAAACACTACCGATAGTGTTGAGGCTCAGGAAAAGCGGGTTTTGACTGAACCTGCCACTACATCTAGTGTCATTCAGCCTAACGACCAAGCAACTTGAGGCCCAGCGCCTCATCAGCGGCAAGCAGACCCATACGCTGCTTGTGGGGGGCTCTCGCTCCGGGAAGACATTCTTAGCCGTCCGGGCTATCTGTGTCAGGGCCATCTCTGCCCCCGGAAGCCGTCACGCCATCCTCCGCTTTCGCTTCAATGCCGCCAAGCAGTCCATTGCCATGGACACGCTACCTAAGGTCATGAAGATCTGTTTCCCTGGTGTTATAGCCAAGTGGAACGATCAGATGGGGTACTTTGAGCTTCCGAACGGCTCGCAGATCTGGATCGGCGGCCTGGACGACAAAGAGCGGACTGAGAAGATCCTCGGTCTGGAGTTCTGTACCATCTACCTCAACGAATGCAGCCAGATTCCATGGGCATCGGTTGAGCTTGTTCGTACTCGCCTGGCTCAAGTTGTGAGCGTCAAGGTTGATGGACAAGAGGCTAGGCCAATTCGCCTTTTGATGCTGTATGACGCCAATCCGCCCAACAAGGGCCATTGGACGTACATATACTTCATCCAGAAGCGGGACCCGAACACCAAGCAGCTGCTACCCCATCCGGACGATCTGGAATGGATCAGGCTTAACCCTGACGACAACGCCGCCAATCTTCCTCCGGACTACATTGAGAAAACCCTAGGCGGCATGTCTGCCAAACAGCAGAAGCGGTTCCGCTACGGGGAGTTCGCTGATGCCAACCCTAATGCACTCTTCGCAGATGAAACAATCGACAAGTGGAGACATCTGGGCGATATTGGCCTTCCAGACATGGTACGAATCGTGGTTGCGGTTGACCCATCTGGTTCTGGAGATGCAGACAACGCAGACAATGACGCCATCGGTATTGTGGTCGCCGGACTCGGTACGGATGGAAACGGGTATGTCATTGAGGACTGCACCGTCAAGGCGGGGCCGGCGACATGGGGAAACATTGCCACTACGGCCTATGAGCGCCATGCAGCGGATATTGTCGTAGGAGAGGGTAATTACGGCGGGGCAATGGTTCAGCAGGTTATTCAAACCGCTAGGCCGCGCACCCCATACAAAATGGTTACCGCCAGCCGAGGGAAAGTGGTCCGTGCAGAACCTTTCTCTGCTCTATATGAATCGGGTAAGATTCGGCATATTGGCTATTTCCCCGAGCTTGAGGACGAATTGACCGCATTCAGCACCATTGGTTATACCGGTGCGCACTCGCCAAATCGGGCCGATGCGCTCATTTGGGCTTTGGCTGAGCTATTCCCTGCCATCGTCAATCCCCGCAAGAAGCCGCAACAAACCAAGGCTCCTGAGAATCTCGGAGCGGGAAGCTGGATGAGCTGATGAACGAAGACCAAGCAGTCAAAGACGCTAACGCCGAGGAAGATAAGGACATCATCCAGGCTGCGGTTAACTTCCTCCATAGCTCCCAAGAGGCATCTGCTGAGAATCGCCGGATGTACCTCAATGCCCGCAAGTTCCGAGCTGGGCAGCAATGGCCTCCTGAGATCCAGCAGTCTCGATTGCTTGAGCAGCGCCCGTGCCTGACGATCAACAAACTAGACGCCTACTGTCTACAGGTCTGCAACAACGAGCGCCAGCAACGTCCACGCATCAAGGTTGATCCCACGGGCAATGCGGCTACGAAGAAGAAGGCTGACGTTATCAAGGGCCTGATTCGCCACATCGAATCCACCCGCAACGGTGCTCAGGTCGCCTACACCACTGGCTTTGACTCGACTATCACTGGTGGTTGGGGATACTGGCGCATTCTGGCTGACTACCTTGATGACAACAGCTTTGACCAAGAGCTGTACCTTGCGCCGATTGAGAACACGCTCAGCTGCTATGACGATCCGAACGATACTTCGCTAGATGGGTCCGGTCAGGAAGAGTTTCTCATTGCCGACGATATCCCCAAGGCTGAGTTTGCCAAGCTCTATCCAGATGCCAACACAGGCCAGAACTTCACTGCTCAAGGAACTGGTGATGGCACTGCGGATTGGATCACCAAGGACAACATTCGGGTTGCTGAATACTTCCGCATCAAGCGTACAGAAGACACCCTCTATCAACTCTCCGATGGTTCAAGCGCATGGGGGGGTGAGATTGGCAAGGTAGAAGACTTGCAGTTCCTTGCAAAACGCAAGGTAATGCGCCGCAAAGTCCAATGGTTCAAGGTTACTGCCTCTGATGTGCTGGAGCGCCGAGATCTGAAGGGCAAGTACATCCCAATCGTCAAGATGACTGGTAAGGTTGAGATCATCGACGGCAAGCGCCTGCTCTCTGGGCTTGTCAAGAACGCCATGGACCCGCAGCGTGCGTTCAATTTCTGGCGCACGGCCATGACGGAGACGGTGGCCCTGGCACCAAAAGCCAAATGGCTCATTGCTGAAGGACAAGACGAGGGTCATGAAGGAGAATGGGCTCAAGCCAATACATCGGCAAAGGCTACTCTTCGATACAAGCCTACTGATGTGGCTGGGAATCCTGCTCCTCCTCCTCAACGCTTGCAGCCAGAGCCGCCTCCAGAAGGGGCAATGGTCATGGCGAACTCCGTTGGAGATGACCTGACCTCCGTGCTGGGCATTGTTGATCCCGCAATGCGGATTGGTGGGAATGTCTCAGGCAAGGCTCTGCAAAGCGAGCGCCTCCAGAGCGACAACAGCACGTTCCACTACTATGACAACGAGACTATCTCGATTGCTCAGACGGGACGGATTCTGCTGGACCTGATCCCCTACTACTATTCTGGTCCTCGCACTGTAAGGATCATTGGGGATGACGGGCAATCCACTCTTCAGGCCATCAACGACATTGATGAGCATGACATCACGGTTGGTGCTTACGATGTAGTGATGGACACGGGGCCTGGCTATAGCACCAAGCGCCAAGAAGCCGTCGATTCCATGATGCCTCTGATGCAGAGCAACGAAGATTTGTTCAAGGTCACAGGTGATCTGCTATTCCGCAACATGGACTTCCCTGGTGCAGAGGTGATTGCTGATCGTCTGGCTGCTGCGAATCCGCTGGCTCAGATTGACGATCAATCCGAGATCCCGCCTCAGGTGCAGATGCAACTCCAGCAGACTCAAGCCACCATCAAGCAGCTTCAAGAGGCGCTACAGAGTGCCGAGATGGAGAAGAAGTATCGTCTTGATGTTGAGAGCGTCAGACAGGATGGTGAGAACCGCCGTGCACTCATGGAGTCTCAGACCAAGATCCATAACAACGACAACGACAACGCGGCTTGGATGCATGACGTTGCCGTCAAGTCGCAGACTTCCCTAAGCGTGGCTGAAATCAATGCTGTTCGCGACCTGCTGAAGACTCGCACCACGAACCAGCACGAGGTTGAGCAAATGGAGCGTGCCTCCAATCGCGAAGATATGCAGCTCAAGCAAAAGCAAGACGCTGATCTGCAATGACCGTACCGGACGGATTCCGGGTAAATCCATGGAGAAACCATGTCTGCTGAAGTAGTCACAAGCGAGAACCTGGCTGAATTCAACGCCGCCCGCATTCCTGAGCTTCGATCCATGCCCTCTGAAGAGGTGAAAGAAGAACCCAAAGAGGAAGTCAAGGCCCAAGAGGAAGAGCATGAAGAGGTTGAAACTGAGCAAGAAAAAGAGCCAGAGCCTAAAAAGAAGCGCAATGGCATCAATGACCGCTTCTCCGAACTCAGTGCCCGCGCTCGTGCAGCCCAAGAGGCCCGAGATGAAGCCGAGGTCCGTGCCCGCGCTGCTGAAGCCAAAGCTAAAGAGCTTGAGGAGCGACTGAACCCCAAGCCAAAGGCCGACCCAGATGCGGACAAGCCCAAGCGCGAGGAATACACCGATCCATTTGACTATGCCGAGGAGCTGGCGAAATGGAACGTCAAGAAAGAACTCCGAGAGCGTGACGCACGAGCAGCAAAAGAAAAGGCAGATGAAGAAGCCTTTAAAACTACCAAAGCATTTCAAGAACGCATCGCCAAGGCAAAAGAAGCTATTCCTGACTTCGATGAAGTACTTCAGTCAAGCGATCTAGCCGTATCTGACGATGTTCGTGACGCCATCATTGAGAGCGATTTCGGCCCGCAGATCCTTCACTACCTTGCCTCCAATCCGGAGCAGGCCGAGAAGATCAATGGCATGAACACCAAGCAGGCTCTTCGTGAAATTGGCCGCTTGGAGGTTCGTCTTGAGCCCAAGGAGATGGAAAAGGGCGAGAAAGAGGAAAAGCCCAAGATCAAGCGCGCCGATCTGCCTGAGCCGATTACTGCTGTGAAGGCAAAGAGTGGGAATATCGGCGACCTGGAGGACTTGGATTACGCTGAGTACAAGGCTCGTCGCCTAAAAGAGATGAACAAGAAGTGATGGAGTTGTGCATCCAATAAAACGGGTGCACAATACTCTTAGCTAGGGTAAGCGCGGGAGCACCTAGCCTCCCAATGAAGTGCGCGAAACGCCGACCAGAGCGAGATACTGGGCAGATTCGTCATACCTCCGCGTTAGCGAGGCGGGTAACACCTTCCTTACTGGCCAATTGGAGAAACCATGGCAAACAATCTGCTTACTATCAGCAAAATCACCAACGAAGCGTTGATGGTGCTGGAAAATTCTCTCGTTTTCGCCTCCCAAGTGAATCGGGAGTACGACGATCAATTCGCTGTTGCAGGCGCAAAGATCGGTGACACGGTAAACGTCCGCCGTCCGGCGCGCTTCATCGGTACGACTGGTCCCAACCTGTCGGTTGAAGACTTCTACGAATCGTCTGTCCCTGTCGTGCTGGGCGATACCACCAAGTACGGCGCTCAGTTCCACGTTGACACCCAGTTCAACACCAAGGACCTCGCACTGAGCATGGACATGTTCAGTGACCGCGTTCTGAAGCCCGCCATTGCCGCGATTGCCAACCGCATTGACCGTGATGGTCTAAATATGGCAAAGAACAGCACGGCAAACATCGTTGGTGTGGCTGGTACGCCTGCCACTGGCCTTCTGACTTACCTTACCGCTGGTGCCTATCTGGATGCAGAAGGTACCCCGCGTGATGGCAAGCGAGCTGTTGTGATCGAGCCGTTCACTGGCGCTGCAGTTGTGGATTCGCTGAAGGGTCTGTTTGTCCCGGATAGCCAGATCACCAATCAGTACCGCACTGGCATGATGGGTCGCGACTCGGCTGGCCTGGATTGGAAGATGGACCAGAACGTCGTTTCTCAGACGTTCGGCTCTTGGACCACGACTGCTGGCACGCTGACCGCGAACACATCCGTGAACGCTGGTTTTGTGACTTCGGGTTGGCAATCTACCTCCACCATTACCCTGACCAACTCTCAGGCTATCACCCTAAACCAAGGCGACCCGATCCAGATTGCTGGTCTGTTCGCTGTGAACCCGCAGAACCGCCAGGCTTACGGTGCAAACCGTCTGCGCTGGTTCAACGTGGTGAACACGGTTTCCGCTGGTGCTGGTACGTTCAACGTCACGGTGTCTCCGGCCATCATCACTGCTGGTCAGTTCCAGAACACGGTGATCGGCACTGCTTCTGCGACGGCGACGGTTACCCCGTTCAACATCGCAACGGGTACGGCGAACGCTGTGGTTTCCCCGCAGAACATCATGCTGCATAAGAACGCATTCACGCTTGCAACGGGTGATCTGCTGCTGCCTGAGGGTGTGCACTTCGCTGGCCGGGCTGCTGACAAGCAAACTGGCCTCAGCATCCGTGTTGTTCGTCAGTACACCATCAACAACGATGCCATCCCGACCCGTCTGGATGTGCTCTACGGCTGGGCGCCTTTGTATTCCGAATTGGCTTGCCGCGTTGCCGCCTAACGAAAGGACAAGGAGAACATCATGCCGAATCCCGGACCGTCTACTACCGTCACTGCGAATGCGCAGTCCGTCACCACCCAACAGTGCCTGCGTCTGATCGCATTCGCCAAGGGCCTTTCTGTTAATCAGGCTGGTGATGTGGCAATCCCCATCATTGGCCCGACGACCAGTTTTGTCCCGACCACGGTTGTGACCACCAATGCCAACGTCACCATGGCGACGGCAACGGTAGGCATCTATACCGCGCCTGCACAGGGTGGTACAGCCATCCTGACGACTGCGGCTCTGACCGGTCAAACGACCCAGGCTTTTGCCTATGTTCGTGCGGCCACTGCTGCTGCGGCAAACGTCACGACTGCTGGTTTCTACCTATATGTCAACGTTGGCGTCACTGTCGCTGGCGGTACGGTTGACCTGTACCTCTACGGCTACGACACCTCGGCTCTGACTTCGCCGTAAGGAGCTGAAATGCCGTCCACCACTATCGGCCGTGGGAACGTTCTGTACAACCTGCTGCTGGGCGTTTCTCTGACGCCCACAGCGTTGACGGCATCGACCACTACGGCGCAGACTTTCACGGTCCCAGGTCTTCAGGTCAATGATCTGATTTCCATCAATCTTGCGGCTGCCCAGACTGCTGGCGTTGGCATCGTCAACGCTTATGTCTCCGCACCGAACACCATGGTTGTGGTCTTCAGTAACTCTACCGCTGGCACTCCTACGCCAGCGGCAGGAACTTATCTTGTTACTGTTGACCGGGCCGAGAACTTCCCGCTTCCAAACAACGCCTACTGAGGAAAATCATGCTGCGTGCCGCTGGGCCTCTGGCACTTACATCGGCGGACGCAGTAACGATTGCTCCGCTGCTGGATGCTAATCAAGCATTCAGCCCCACGACAGGTCAGACCATCACTCTGACCAAGAACAATCTTGACGGCGCATGCGCAATTACCTCTGCTGGTACTTTGGCTTCGCTGACGATCACTCTTCCGGATGAGAGCGTAAGCCGAATCAATCAGAGTCGCGACATCTGGATCAGCCAGGCCATCACGACTCTGACCATCAATGGTGCGACAACCATCATTGGCAATGTCACGAATTCCCTAGCGAATGCGTGGATTACCTGCAAGAAGGTTGCCGCCAATACGTGGATTCTGAGGGTGTCATGAAAAACCTGCTCGCTCTCGCGCTCATTGCCGTTTCTACGGCTGCATGCGCTGGTCCAGACGACTTGCTTTTGAGCCAGCGAAACAGCACGGACACTGGGAACATTCAACGTATCCCGCCTCATCCAACGACCAATTGGGGCGCACTGTCTTATGACAATGTGAACCTCTCTCTGAGCTGGCTGACGTTTGGTTCTGGACTCACGATCAACAGCGGTATTCTTGATGTTGCTGCCCCTACATCTGGACAGATTACTTCCGCTCTCGGCTACACGCCCGTAGATCAGGCTGGCGCGCGTTCCGCAATCAGCCTCACCACCACAGGTTCTGGGGCCGCTACATACAACAGCGGTACTGGTGTCTTGAATGTTCCAACGCCTGCTACTGCATCACGGAGCTTTTCAACACCTTCCCGCACGCTGAATACCTGCTTCCAGATCAGCTCTACGCGCGATGCGCTGTTTTCATATGCCATCGATGTCACAACGACCGTGACTCTTGGTGGAACCCCTGAAGGAGCGGTTTTTGCACGCAGCTATACAAACAGCGGTTGCTCTACGGGTCAAGTAGACATCATCAGTGGATCTAACGGCCAGCCGACAACTCTTGCAGTTGTTGTTGGTCAATCTATCAAGGGTTCCATCAATCTGAGTGGCATGTCTCAGGCGGGTACTTGGCTGCGCCTCGAAACCTCTGCGGTTTCTGGCTCGCCAACATTTGCGATTCGCGCCGCTCAACAAGAAGTTCAGTTCTAAGGAGAAACCATGGGTTGGTCCGCTTTCCGCGCCGAGGGTAATACTCAGGCAGTTGCAGTCACTACGGTGGCAAGTACCGCAGTCCAGGCGCTATCCTTCAATGGTGAACCGATCTGCAACAACTTCATCCTGAGCAATGCGACGACTCAGCCTGTGTTTGTCGCAGTGGGTCCCACCAATAGCGTCACTGCTGTGATTCCAGTTCCTGGAACTCCGCAACGTGGCTACTGGCTTGGTCCGAATGCTGCCCAGTCGGTTACCGAGTCCCCGAACACTTGGTTCTCTGCGATTGCAGGAACTGGCACTTCGACGGTCTACATCACGCCCGGCGATGGCCTTTGATCCATGGCCTCTGTCCTTGAACTAATCAGCTCGTCCCTCCGAGCCATTGGGGCATTGGAGTCTGGTGAAGTTCCGGACTCTCCTACTGCCAATGATGCGCTGGTGACGTTGAACGACATGATTGCATCCTGGAACAATTCCCGGATGATGATCTACTACCAAACTGACATCGTTCACCAACTCACGAGCAACGTCTATCAGTACACGGTTGGCCCTGGTGGTGATGTTGGAGCTACGTTCACTGGTTCTATCTCTGGAACCACGTTGACTGTCACAGCCATCTCTTCTGGAGCTATTGCTCTTGGACAGACTCTAGGCGCTCCCGCTGCTCCAGGAACGACGATCACGGCATTCAATACTGGTGCTGGAGCTATTGCTGATGCAATTGGCACATATACCGTCAACATTCCTCAAACGGTCGCCATCCAATCGATGCGGGCTTTCTATCAGCGCCCTTTGCGCATCAATAGCGCATTCGTTCGCGTCTCTGGTATTGACTATCAAGTAGCCATTGCTTCCCAAGAGGACTACGCGCGGATCGGTTTGAAGAATCTCGGAGGCCCATGGCCGCGTTGTGTCTGGTATCAGCCTTCCATGCAGTTGGGGAACATTACTTATTGGCCCGTTCCAAGCGGTGGAGAGATGCACCTCTATGTGGATACGGTTCTGGCTGGATTCACGAACCTCTCCGATCAGATCAATCTCCCCCAGGGTTACAACCTAGCTCTCCGCTATGGTCTTGCTGAGCTTTTGATGCCTGAATATGGTTCTGCTCAAGGCGATCAAGTCCAGCAGATCATGAAGTATGCAGCTGAAGGTCGGGCCCTCATAAAGAGAACCAACATGCAGCCGCAGCAGACGGTGACGCTAGATTCGGCATTGATGAATGGACAAGTCCAGGATGCAGGCTGGATCTTGACAGCTGGATACGGTAGTATTCGGTAGCATTTGAAAGCCATAGAAAATGGATTTCGGATTCGTCGGACCGGCTTACGAAGCTCCATCCCTGACACAGGACACGCAGGAGCTTATCAATTGGTATTGTGAGATTGATCGTACCAAAGGTCCGCA